ATGGGAACGATTATCGAGCGCGCCCGCAAGGACGGCTCTGTCGCCTATATGGCGCAGATCATGATCATGCGCGACCGGAAAGTCGTGCACCGCGAATCGAAGACCTTCGACCGGCGGCAGGCGGCCACAGCCTGGATCAGGAAGCGGGAGGCCGAGTTGGCCAAGCCCGACGCTGCGCTGGGTGTGAAACAAAGCGGACGCAATCCCACCTTGGCTCAGGCCATCGACAGGTACATCGCCGAAAGCCGCCGGGCCCTCGGGCGCACCAAGGCGCAGGTGCTGGCGGCCATCAAATCCCATGACATCGCCGGCATGGCCTGCGCCGACATCCGGAGCGATCACATCGTCGAATTCGCCAGCGCGCTGGCGGCGAGCGTCCAGCCCTCGACGGTCGCCAACTACATGTCGCATCTGGGCGCAGTCTTCGCCATCGCGCGCCCCGCCTGGGGCTATCCGCTGGACGAGCGCGCTATGACCGACGCGTTCAGGGTCACCCGGCGGCTGGGCGTGACCGGCAAGTCGAAGTCGCGGGAGCGCCGGCCGACGCTGGATGAGCTCGACAGGCTGCTGACGCATTTCGCCGAGCGGCGGGCGAGACGCCCGGGCGTCACGCCCATGGTCGCCATCATCGTATTCGCCCTGTTCTCGACCCGGCGGCTTGAGGAGATCACGCGAATCCGGTGGTCCGATCTCGATGCCGAAGGGGAGCGCGTGATGGTCCGCGCCATGAAAAACCCCGGCGAGAAGATCGGCAATGATGTCTGGTGCGATCTGCCGGAGCCGGCGCTGCGCGTCGCGTCGGCCATGCCGCGCCAGAGCATCGAGATATTTCCCTATGGCGGGGATGGGATCGGCGCAGCGTTCACACGCGCCTGCCGGCTCCTCGCCATCGATGATCTGCATTTTCACGATCTGCGCCATGAAGGAGTCTCGCGCCTGTTCGAGATGGGGCGCACGATTCCTCAGGTGGCAAGCGTCTCGGGCCACAGGTCATGGCAATCCCTGAAACGCTACACGCATCTGCGCCAGACAGGCGACCGCCTCAAACGCTGGCCATGGATCGATTCCGCCGTGAAGGAGGCCTGCGAAACGAAAAAAGGCCCCGCCCCGGCGCGGCGGCCGGGACGGGGCGTTGACTTCGAATTTGTGAAGAGCGTGAGCGGGTCCGGCGCCAAACCAGACCCCGCGGCGGAAGGGCGTTGACGCGCCCCGAAGCTCCGCCGGTCCTTGATCAGCCGCGCACCATCTCCCTGACGAGGGGATCGATGACACGAGTATTCTGATGCTCTGCGTTGCCTTTCGCCCAGTCCTCGTCAACCACAGCCTGAAGCGCGATCTCCCCGGCGCAGGCCGCGTAGCCGGCGGCGTCGATGTAATCATCCGGATTGACCGCGCCGCTCTGTGTGCGGGCAATCTTCATGATCACCATCATGTGGCCGACATCCGCGGGGCCAAGGGGGCTGGCAGGCTCGCGACGGATCGAGAGATAGGCGCTCCACAACGCGCCGATGCGGCGGAAATTGTCCGCCTTTCCGCCATGCTGCGCCTCGCGCTCGCCACCGACCAGTTCGGAGGCGATGCCGGCGATCTCATGGGCCTTCAATGCCTTTTTCACGCGGCCTCGCTCCAGCTTGTCCATGGGGTTTTCGAGAGGTTGACGGGATCCTCGAGCAGCACCTCGCGATAGGCCGTCTGGCCCCATTTCGGATGCACCAGCCAGAGCGGCTGGCTCGGGATCGAGGGCGTCGCCCTCAGGGCGTTCTTGGCGTATTCGTCAAAGCCCTTGAGGCAGTTGGCCACCGTGATGCCGGGCAGCATCAGGGGTTGGTGCCAGTGGCCGAGCAGCAGCCGATCGAAGTCGCGCCCGATGGCGGAGGCCTGCTTGCCGACCTTCATCGAGCCGCGCATGATCGGCCCGATCGACCCGATGATGCCGTCGCCGCCCTTCACCCCGAGCATGTCGCCATGCATGCCCAGATACCGGACATTGTAGACCCGGTAGAGCACCTCATTGGCGTCCGGATTCAGGAACACGATCTCGGGGCGTCCGGCATAGTGCCGGCGCAGCATCTCGTAGATCAGCCAGTCGAACGAGTTGTGGACATAGCGCTTGAACTCGGGCTTGGGCGTGTTGCGCGCATGATTGCCAGAGGCGCACGGGCAGAACACCCGCCCGAAGGCGTCGATCATCCGGTCGAGCGCCCAGACCAGCAGGTCGCGTATGCGCAGGGCCGACTGGATCACGCTCTCCTCGTCGGTCTTGGCGAGCTCCGCATGCAGCGCACCCGACACGAAATCACCGAGGAGGTTGATCACGATGCCGGGATAGGAGCCGGGTCCATGGTCGCGCAGGAGATGGATCGTGGTCTCGACAAGCCGGCGCACCCGCCGTTCCAGCACGGCGGTGTCGAAGCTGTTCACGCCATTGGTCTCGTGCAGCCGGACGACCTCCCCGCCATGCCAGTCCGCCCAGATTGTCGCGGGCACCTCGGGCAGGCCGCTGCTGTGCGATTTGCCGATGAGCCAGTCCGGCGGCGTCGCAGGCTCGGCGGCGATGGAGCCAACCAGCCGCCGGATCGCCTCGGCGTCCAGTTCGGCCCGCGCCCAGTCCTTCTTCTCGCGCCGCAGCCGCGATATCTCATCCTCGAGACGCACGGCCCGCTTCACCTCATCGGAGGAGGCCGGCTCGCGCGCGGCCGGGGCGGCCTTCTGTTTCGGCGCGGCCTTGCGTCTCGGCGCATGGGGCGCCGGCGTGACGCCATTGGCTAAGAGCCCGTGCAGCTCGGCGGCGCGGCCCAGCCGGTTGGAAAGAGCAGAGCAGGAAAGCCCCAGCGCCTTCGCGGCCATCATGATGGCCGATGTTCCTTCCGCGCCTCGCGGCATTGGATACAGCGCGCCCGCAGCCATCGCCGTCTCGACGGCGCGGATGGCGGCCTGCGCCGCCTCAAGCGAAAGCGGTGCGTTGAGCCGTCGCGGCATCACGGCGTCTCCAATTTCCCGGCATTTTTCGGACGGCGGGCGGGCGGCGGTATGTTGTGCCGCTCGAGCGTGCTGGTGAGGTCAGTGATATGCTCATTGAGGTCCGAGACCTCCGCCTTCAGGCTCATCACCTCGCGCGAGAGCTGTGCGATTGCAGCCTCCGCGCGCGTCAGCGTCGCAGTGTAGAGGCTGACGGCTGAAGCCACGGCGGCGTTGACCGATTCCTGCATGTCAGGCGCGCGCTCGACGCGCTTGGTGCGCCAACCCAGGACATGAGAGGCCAGCCCGCCGACGAGCACGCAGATCGGACCGAGGATAGCTGGCTCCGCCAGCTTATCGAGCAGGCTCATGGAAATCACCCGCCGATCACTTGATGACCGGGCGGGTGCGGTTCCACATCGCCCACCAGGCGATGCCGGCGAGCGAAAGGGACGCGCCCGTGAAGGTCACGGCCATGTCGGCGTTGATATATCCACGCTGCACCAGCCAGCCCGCGACGAACTGGAGGATGATGCGGACAAACTGCTGGACTGTATCCCACTGCATGACGAGGCTCCTATGAGGGTTGCGCGAGGGTGTTGGCGAGATCAGCGAACCGCTTCGACGGCCGCGAGCGTGTCGGCGACGACGCGGATCGCGCCCATTGCATTACGCCTCGTTCTTCGAGACGCGGCCCGTCGATGCCAGTCTCACCACCCGCACATTCGCCGGGGCGGCGATGGCATAGGAGCGGCGGGCGGCGATGCAGCGGCTCTTCGCGATCCTCACGATGCTCACCGCATCGCCCTGGTTGCCGCCGAGAACGTGATAGGCGCTGGCGTCCTCGCCGACATAGAGGCCGACATGCCCGCCGCCGGGCCGCACGAACACCAGAACGTCGCCAAGGCTGGCGCGCGGGCTCCTGTCGCCCCATGTCGCCCATGCCCGCGCCCAGAGCGGCGAGGCAGGCAATGATTTGCCGGCACGCTTTGCGATGATCGCCGCGAACAACCCGCACCACGGCACGGAATCGGCGCTGTAGACCCGCGCCACATCGCCGCCGGTCTCGCGTGCCCATTCCATGATCGCCGGGGTGTTTCCCGCCCCAGCCGTCTCGCGCGTGCCGTAGAGTTTCAGCGCCTCGACGAGCATCTTCGGGCCGGGCTCGGAGGCGAGCCAGGCATAGGCTTTCGGTAGCGGCATGGCACGCTCCTGAAGTTCGGTGATGGGAAGAGGTCAAACCCCGCCGGGCCGCTCACGGGCGCTCTCCGGGTCTCAGGGCGCGAAGCAGAAGTCGGCCGTCAACCGCAGTTCACACCGAGGTATTGCCGCCATGTCGCTATCCGCCAGTATCGGCTGATCTGGCTGGCTGCAGAGAGGTGAACGCCGTCGCCATTGAGCGCGCCGATAGCCGCGAAGCCGTCGCCGCCTGCGATGGTTTCGGGCCACCACCAATCCCAAAGCGAACCCGAAAGGTTGGCAGCACTGGCTATAGCCTGATTGACGGCGGTTCGGCTCGCTACGCTTGCGAAAGAGGCTGCGGTTGGCGGGACGGGCCACATCACCACGACAGCGCCCCGTGATTTGAACGCGGTTGCTATGGCGATAAGATGCGAGTGCATCTGGCTCCACTCCGCGCTTGCTTGGTCAATAACCAGGTTGTTTGTGCCAATCATGACGTGGACGAGGCGCGGCATGGTGAGCGCCGCCAGAGCATCGGCGCGGGCGGCAATGTCCGCAATTCGCGCGCCGCCAAACCCGGCGTTCACCAGATTGCAGCCGTCATTGTGCCCCCACCAGAACATCTCGGTGTTGCTGTCGCCGAGCAACAGAATGCGGTTCACGCCAAGCAAATCTACATGGGACGCGATTACCCCCATGCGGGCGAGGAAATGGGAATCCCAAAAACTTTGGGCCCGGAGCGGTGCCGGCAGGAGGCAGACGAGCGCCAGCAGCGCCGCGAAGACGCAGCGTTTCATGTGTGGTTCCTGCAGAGTTCGGGTGGGGGGGGTGTCAGGCCTTCGGCCAGGTGATCTTCGGCAGTGCGACGACCAGTGCTTCGGCATCGTCAGGCGCTGCAGTTCGGCCCGCCTCCACATCCGCTTGAAGGGCGAAAGCAGCGGTCCAGGCGGCGTCACGCCATGCGATGAATGCGATGGCGTCGGCGGCCCATGCCGGCACGGTCGAACCCGCATAGCTCGCGCAACTGACGCTGGAGGAGTAGCCGCGCGCCTTGGCCGTCGCCTCGATATGCTCCTCGACGGCGGACTGCATCCCCGCCAAGGCGCGGGCGGCCCCCTTCACGGCCAGTGCGTCGCGGGCGGCCTTGGTCAGCGCGCCGTCTTTCCATATTCGCGCGAAGGCGGTGCGGGCGGCTGGCGCTACCCACAGTCCCTCTCCGTCATAGTCGAGCAAGGGGTCGCGCGGGTCGGACGGGGGCAGCAATTCGGCAATGGACTGCACATCGGCCAGGTCCATCGGTTGGCGGGGATCGCTCATGGCTGGCTCCATTTTCATGCGCCGAGGCGGGTAAAGAGGCACCCGCCGGTAATTGTCTGCGAAAAACCGCCGGAGTTTTGCTGGAAGCCGGCAATATCGAGCGTGTCGCCGGCGGAGATCAGCGCAGTGCCTGTCGCGACAGTGTTCATGCCGCCAGGGGAGCCACCTGCTGAATAATCACCGGTGACGGCAAAGGCCGTGCCATTGCGCCGCAAATAGCCCCAGATGATCGTGGTATCGTTGCGGCTGTTGGCATTCAGCCATGCGGTCGCCATCCAGAGCCCCGCGTCACGTGGGCCGAAGGTGAACAATCCGCCAGAATATGTGGTCGACGGGTCGATGAACCTCTGTCGAACCGACGTGAACGGGATACGCGTGACGGTGTTGAACGCAAACAGCGTGCTGAACGTGCCGATGAGGTGTGGAACCTGCTGCGTCTCGATAGCGGCCTGAATGCCGGACGGCGGCAACGCGGACTGCAGACGCCATGCGGTGCCATCGTGCCGGATCGAGGAAGCCCGGCCCGAGACAAGTGTTCCCGGCGCGAGCTGCGTCGTCCCATCCGGCCAAGTCACCGCCGCTGCGCCCAGCCCATCCGGGTTGAACGTCACGTTGCCGGTGTTGTCGGCGGTGGGGACGATCCAGATCGTCATGCCCGGGAGATCGCCGGAGGTGAGCGCGGGCATCGGAGAGGTGGTCGCAGCGGTGATGGCATTGGCCGTGCCCCCGACAGTGCCGACGCCGCCGCCGCCATAGAGACGGAATCGTTCGGCGCGGCGGACGGCGCGCGTCGTCAGATTGTCGTCATAGGCGTCTGCGAGTCCGCCCAGCCGCACCAGCCGACGCATCTGCATCGTGATGCGGTTGAGCCAGTGCGCGGGGATCGGCGTGCCGGTCCCCGGCGCGCCTCCCACGCAATCGCCGAAGAAGCTGTCTGCAGCCGCAGGGTTGCTTGGCTCGGCGGGACGCGTCGCGACGGCGCGCGTGACGCCATCAGGTCCGAAAAGGTCCATGGTTCAAGCCTCGGTCCGATAAGTGACAAGGAGATGGGCGTGCGCCACGCGCTCGATCAGGCAGCGCAGCGGATCGAGAGGGTCGCAGCTGATGGCGGCCCCCGATTCGAGGCATCCGGCCTCGGCGGCGCTGTCCGCCGGCGTATAGGCCGGGCTCTGCGACACATCGACCGTGATGATGAGGACGCCATTGGCGCCGCCTGGTCCGGCGACGGCGAGGCCCGCCTCGGCGCATCCAGCCTCGGCCCCGCAAGCCAGCCCGCACCGGATGGACCAGCCGGCGCGGGCCGCGACGAAAGCCAGATAGTCGCAGGTCGCGCCGCCGGAGGCCGCCACCTTGGCGCAGAGATCCGGGTAGGGATCGCAGCCATCCGGCAACCCGTATTCCAGCATCCAAAGGTCGCGGGTTTCCTGCGCGCTCGCGCAGAAGAACTCGGGATGCAGATCGCACAGGCGCTGGTTGACGAAGGCGAACATCTCGCTGGCCGCACGCCAGAAGCGCCACAGCACGCTGTCCGGCAGGGGGCCGGTCTCATGGGTGCGCCAGGCCCGGCCTCGCGGCAGCGACGCCAGCGCCTGCGCCGTGAACTGGTCTGGCGTGGGACAGATCAGGCTCATGAGAATGTCACCGTGCCCAGAACGGGAATGGAGCCGGCGGGGATCGCCACGTCAGCAGCGGGTGAGGCGATGACATGCGCCTGCTCGCCAGCCGCGTTGGCCACCGCCTGCCAGAGCCAGGAGCGCGAAAAGCTGTGCGGCGTCGCCAGATAGGGCACCCCGATGGCGGAAGCGTCGCCACCCGCCACCCGCCCGAGACGCCGGAACGCCGCCTGAAGCTCCGCCCGCGCCGCTGTCTGGACAGGCACGACATTGGGCGACATCCCCGAGATGGTGACGTCGATGACATGCGCGGCTGGAGCCGAGACCATCAGCTGCGCGCCTGCCGGCCTGAGCCCGTCCAGATGGGCGGCCACTTCGGCGATGCGCGCAGGCGGGGCGACGCCTCCCGGATGCTCGTCGTCGAACACCGGAAAGACGCGCACCGTGCCGGGCCCGGCAAAGAGGCGTTCGACGAAAACCCGTGTCACGCCCGGAACGCCGGAGGCCCAGATCACGTAATCCGCCGCGCTGCCGCCTTGCGGAGGGTTGCGCTTGCGGAACAGGATGCGCTCCCGATAGGCATCGTCGCTCTCCGGGTCCGCCCCGCCGGTCAGGCCGGCCGATTCCACGGCGATCGCCACCGACCCCGTGACGCCGCTTTGCGCGATCAACGTCGTGCCGGCCAGCGCCAGGCCCACCTTGCCGGTCCGCTCGGCGAGGATGGGCACGGTGATCGCGCCGGCGACGAGCGTGGCGGCGCCCTGCAGGACCCGATAGGTAACGCCATCGGAGCGGGTGAGGATGGCCCCGGCCTCGACGCTCGCCGCCCCTGACGTCGTCACTGATGCAAGACCGCCGGCAAAATCCGCAGGCAACCTTGAGAGCCCCAGCTCGGCGCCATGAAGGTCAAGGCTGTCGCCATCAGCCGTCAGCGCGAATTTCTGCCGACCGATCCAGTCGGCGTAGCCGAACAGCTCATGCGACATGCCGCCGAGCACCTTGGCGGTCGGACCGACATTGTTGGGCCAAAGCCAGGCGTCGGTGCCCGGCAGATGCGCGCGGAAGGATTGGCGCGCTCTTTCCACGAGATCGCGAAGGGAAGGAATCGCGAAGGGCATGTCGCCTCACCGAAGCTGGTTCCAGACGACCGCGAAGCGCTCGTCATAGATGCGGGATCCGTCGCGGCCGTAAAGCCGGACGATGATGTCGAGACGGGACTTGAGCTCATCGGCCGATGTCTCCACCTCCATGCGCGTCACCACGCCCTGGGCGAGCAGCGGCGCCAGCGCGTCCTGCACGAAGACGGGCGCCCAGCGCTGGACGATCTCGGAGGTGAGCGGCGCGCGCTCGAGGAGCCACAACAGCGATCCCAGCGGGGCCTCGCCCTGATCGGCCCGGATATCGATGCCATCGCCCCACCAGCCGCGCCGATCGCCATCCGCGAGATAGGCGAGCGGATGGTTCTCGGGGCAGCGCAGGTCGGTGAACAGCGCCAGCGTCACCGCCGTGTGGAGCGCGGCCTTGGCGCGCAGGCCCCCGCGGTTCCGGCTTTCATCGGGTTCGGCGAGGGCCCAGTCGGCCTGCCCCTCAGCCGGGTTCCAGACGCTGTCCCAGAGCTGGATCGGCAGGGCGTCGCCGCCCTCGTTGATGCGCAGCCTTGTCATGTGACACCTTGCGGAGCGGCGGGGCCGGCGGGGCCGATCGCGGCGAAGACATGCTGCGAGGGTCCGGCCGTCGTCACCACCGGATAGAAGGGCGGACCCGCCCCCAGAAACACCGATGCGCCGGGCGCGGGCTGGATCCAGTATTCGACGCCGGCCGCCAGCTGCACCTTCTGGACATTGCGCTGCTTCCAGTCGCCGCCTGCGCCATCATAGTCGGCGCGGCCCGTCACGAACTTCAACACCTTGCCTTGCGCGTCATAGATCGCGGTCCCGCCCGGGTCGAGGTTGCGCGGGCGATAGGCCTCGCTCTCGAGCCCCAGCAGCACCGCCCTGTCGGAGCGCCCGCCCAGCGCGGCCAGCAGCCCGACCGCGCCCGCTATCGGCGTCGAGGTGAGGCCATGCGACTGGATGCGCAGGATATCAGCCAGCTCCTCGCCGGCGAGGCCGCGTGCGCGCAGCCGCTGCTGCCCGCCACTGTCATCGACATCGACCACGGTCGCGCGCCGCAGCATGTTGCGGATGGCGTCGGCATGCTCATGCATCTGGTCGGCCCACCCCGCCGTCGGAATCCTCCGATGAAATCAGTGCGGCGTCATTGTCGACGCTCCAGCCGGCGCCGCTCCTGTTGACGCCGCGCGCCTTGGCCTTGCCGCCCCCGCTCTTTCCCTCATGCGCCTTCGGGTCGACGAGGCCGAGCCGCGTCGTCGAGCCCGAGCCATTGAGCTGCTGGAACGCGACGCTCTCGATCAGCATGTCCTGCGTCACCTGCAGGAAATCGCTTTCCGTGAAGATCAGCCGGTTCGGCTCCCAGACGAGACCTGAATCGTCGCGGAACCCCTGAAGCGTCACGCTCGCCCGCAGCGCCTCGCCGGCTGCGCGGTTCCGGCGCTGCTCGGCGCGCGTCTTGGCGCGCTCGCGGTCGGTGTCCTCCTCCACGACGATCACCGTCGGGCGATAGCGCGACACGGCCTGATCCTTGACCATGGCCTCTATCTCGAGGTTCTCGGCGTTGCTGCCGAAGGGGCGCTGGCCCTTGACGATGTATTTCGAGTGACGGTTCGACCAGTTGTGGTCCGCCTCTCCCACCTTCAGGTTCCAGCCTTCGGCGATGCGGCCGGCATGGCGGCGCTGGCCGCCCCTGGTGATCTCGATCTTGCCGTCGGGCCTTCCCATGAGGGCGAGGCCCTGCGAGCGCGCAAGGCGTTCGATGGCGCGATAGGCCGTCTCGCCCTGCGTGATCTGATAGGAGGGGATGGGCGTCAGATCGACGCCCTCGCCCACCACGATTCCGACGCCGAAATGATCCAGCCCCTCGGCTATCTCCTTGATGCTGCGCTTGACGAAGCGGCCCTTGCCGGGCGCATGCTCCGCCGCGCTGTCGACCATGTCGCCCGAGCGCGAACGCCCGGTGATGGTCACCGAGGCGTCCTTGTCGGCGAGCCTCGGCTGATAGCGATCGACATAGCCATCGAGCACCAGATCGTCGTTGAACCTGATCTTCACCGCCGCCCCAGCCTGAAAGATCCGGAAGGTCGCGGCCGCTCCCGCCTCCGCAGCCGCCTCCAGCCGAAAGGCGCGAGCGGCGTCCTTGATTCCCGCCGATACCGACACCTCCTTCCAGGAGGCGAAGCGTTGGCCATTGACCTCGACGGTGACGATCTCGATGGAGGGCATCAGCGCGCCAGAGCCTCGAAACGGAGCGGCATGAAGGATGGGTGCGGCACGTGGTTGCGGGCAACGATCTCCCGCGCCCGAAGCGGATCCTGATAAAGCTCCCAGGCGAGCACGAGGCTCGGCAGGGCGAGCGGGGCGTCCACCGTGATGATGGGCGCGAGGTCCGCGATGAGCCCGGTCAGATAGGCGACAGTCGCCCCCTGCAAGGTCTGGAGCGCGACGAAGACCGGCGCCAGCGCCGCCCCTGTCGTCTCCTGCATCTCGGCTTCGACGCGCTCGACGAAATCGGCGCGAGCGGTCACGGCCTCGGGCCGCGAGACGAAAGGCGCGCGGGTGAGCGCCTCGGCGGCCGCGCCGAGCGCCGCCAGCCGGACGATGCGCGCCACCTCGCCGGCATTGGCCGAAGCCAGGCGTTCATTCGCCGTCGCGCCGGGCGGAACGGATGCCGGCGGCCAATCCCCGCCAAGCGCGGCGAAGGCCGCGACGGCCCGCGTCGGCTCCATGCCGCCGGCGATGTCGCGGGCGATGTCGAAAATTTGGGCCGCTGACTGCGCGGCGACGGTGCCCGACGGGTCGGACTGCGCGGCGGCGGCGGAAAGCGATGCTGTCGCCTGAAACACCGCATCATTCAGATCGGCAGGCAGATTGGCGATGGCGCGCACGCCATCCAGCGCGACGCCGGCAAGGATTAGCGAATCGCTTGTCGCCGCCCGCACGAAATCGGCGACGCCCGCCACGGTCAGCGCCAGCGGCAGGAGAGCGCCGGCCACCGAAGCCAGATCCGAGACAGCGATCGAGACGGCGTTGGCGAGCGCCGGCACGGAGATGAGCGCCGAACCAGCGCCCTCGCGCACGAATTTCAGGCGGAAGGCAATATAGCCATGGCGGTCCTTCGACCTCTCCCTGTCGAAGGAGAGGCACTGGACGAGGCGCGGGCCATGGGTGGGCAGCACCAGAAGGCCCGGACCAGCTGAATCGCAGACTTCCGCGAAGGCGATGGCCGAGGCGTCCGCCGCATCGCCGACGATATAGGCGGTGACATCGAACTGGCGCGGCGACTTGCCGAGCTCTTCCAGAAACGGGTCATCCCGCATCGGGAACTCATGGATGACGACGCGCTTGCCGCCCGATTCGCCATCCTTCTCGATATGGATCGGATAGCCCTTGAAGCTGGCCGACCAGAGCGTCGCCAGCCAGTCGCGGCACAGGGTCATGATCCTACTCCGAAGGCGATCCGGTGTTCGGCGCGGCGGCCTCGGTCATCGAGCGGCCGACCGAACCGGGGCCATTGCCGGCCGCAAGATGTCCGGATGCGCTGATCTGCTTCGCCTTCTCGACGACGCGGATCAGCTCAGACGAAGGCGCGACCTCGAAGCGACCGATCACCTCGGCCTTGCCTTCGAGCGTCGCCTTGACCTGATCAGGCTTGACGACCGCCTCGATGGGCGGCGAGCCAGATGCAGATAGCGAGCGCTCCGGAACGCCGGTTCCTCTCTCGCCCACTTCGGCGCGCGACACCGCGTCGTTCCATGTCAGTCGGCTTTTGCTGAGATCAATGCGGTGGCGCAGCGTCTGCGCCTCGTCCCGCATCCGATCCACCTCGGCATTGGGTTGCCCACGCATGGACGGGTGAACCCTCTCCTCGATGCCTTTGATCTTGGTTTCCAGCTCGGAAAGTTGCATCTGGAGATCGCCGATTCCCGACGGGTCACTCGCGGCGAAATGGCGGCCTGCCGCTACTGCGCCGACATCGCCGAGAGCCTCGCTGGTCTTGTAGCCTGCATAGAGCGCTCCTCCGTAGAGGCCAAAGCGCGCCATGGTCGGCAATCCGGGTCCTGCGCCCAATGCGCCTCTGGCAAGACCACCAAGGCCGAGCATCGCCCCGCCCTTCGCGGCCATGCCCCCCACAAAGCCCAGGCCGCCAAGCGCAGCCGTCGCCATCCCCGCATAAGTGGCAAATTCAAGCAGGCGTGGAGAGAGCTCGGAGATTGATTTAAGCCCCGTGGCGGCGGCGTCGAGCCCTTTGGCGACCGTGTCCAGAACGCCGCTTTCGGCCAGCGAGAGGATGAGGTTGTCAAAACTGGAGACAATCCGGTTATGTGAACCAACAGCGCCCTGATTCATGATGGCTGCGCCGCGCTCCGACGCGCCCGCCGACTCATGGCGAAGAGTTTTTTCGAACTTCTGATAATCATCGCCCAGAACAACTGTCGAAAGGCGGGCCGCCTGTTTGGCGTCGAAGATGCGGGCCATCTGTCCGCCGGTTACGCCGCGCTCGCGCAGATCCTTGATCAACCTGTCAGTGTCGATCTCATCTCCAAGCGACGACACATAACGAGCGACCATCTTGGTGATCTTGTTTTTGTCTACCACCTTGTCGATGCCAAGACCGTCGATTAACGCCTGGCTAAGCTCCGTGGAGATGTCACCGCCCGACGCCTCGGCTTTTTGGATCACTTTGGGCAAAGCATCGCGCATCGATTCTGCGTCGATGCCTTGCGCGCGAAGTCCACCCAGCAAATCATCGACGGACACCGCCTTCCGGGTCTTGGCGTAATCGTCGAACTTCAGGCCCATCTCGGCCATGACCTGACGCGAGTCCGCAGTCGGACGGACCAGGCGAACGAGCATCGAGCGAACCGCGACACCGCCTTCAGAACCGCCGACGCCGCCTTGGCCCATCGCTCCAATCATCGCCGCCGTCTGCTCGCGATCCAGCCCCAGCGCCGCAGCGATAGGGGCAGCAATCTTGAATCCATCCGCAAAATCGGACACGCCCAATCGTGAGATGTTTGCGCCCTTGGCGAGAATGTCTTGTGTCTTTTTGGCTTCCCTGTAGGCGTCCTGCGGCGAGCCCATCGGCACCCTGAAGGCTTTCATGGCGGAAACGGTGTAATCGGCCGCCTTGAACGGATCGACATCGCCGAATGCGGAGAATTGCATCGTCGGCAGCGCCAGCGCCTCGGCCTCCCTCTCAAAGCCCGCTTGCGCATAGGCGCGCTGCAATTCGGAAACCTGCGTGGCCGCGAATCCCAGCCCCTTCGCGCCCAGCGTTCGAGCGTTCTTTCTGAGTTTGGCCGCCTCTTCCGGCGTCAGCTCGGCGCGCGCCTGTGTCGCGTTGATCGACCTTTCAAACTCGATGGCCCGGTCATAACCGGACTTGGCGGCGAACGGGACGGCGACAGCCGGCACGATCGCACCGATGCCACTCGATCCCGAGCGCTGCGGATCACGCGAATTCGTCGCGGCGGCGCCTTTGGCCGGAACTGTCGCAGCCGGGGCCGCCATCATCTGCTGCGCGCGCATCGCTGCCGTGGTGCGGTCAAGCCTTTGACGCAACGCGTCCTGCTGCGCGCCCAGACGCTCGAGCGGGATGCCTGCCCGCGACAGATCGGCGCGCGCCGCCGACACAGCCGCGCGCTGTTGTTCAAAGGCTCGGGAAGCGGCGGAAACGGATTGCTGTGCCCGGTCATATTCCCGCGCAAGCTCACGGGTGGGCTTGACCGCCTGATCGACGGCGCGACCGAGCCTGATGACCTCGGCCTGCGCCTGATTGAATCGCGCGCGGGTTTCGACAAGACCTTGGTGCAGCGCTCGAAATCCATCGATCTTCTGGATTTGGCCGCTCAGATCGCCGACCTTTTGGGCAAGAAAGCTGGTGGATTGCCCAACGGACTGAGCCACTTGGCGGCTGGTGCCGCCGAGTGCGTTAAGCTTCTGCGCCACGGACGCGAAAGCCTGTCCGGTGCCATCTTTCGCGGTTATGACCGCTTGCGCCTCGATGATGCGAGCCATGTGGTCACTTCCGCTTGAGCAAGCCCCGCGTCACGCCACGCTCTATCCAGTGGTCAACCTGTGAAAAGGGCATCTCGGCGACGCGAGCAGCGTCGAGAATTTTCAGGTCGAAGACGAGGATGTCGGCGGAGCCGGCGAAGTCTTGGCCCGCTCCGCGTAGAAAAAATCGATGATCGCCTGTCTCAGACGGATAGCGTCCGCCGCTCCGCAGGTCGCCAAAACCGAAGAATTCGGTTTTTCAGCGAGCCGTTCGATATAACCCTTGACCACCTGCTCGTTGACGACTTCGAACAGGGTGCCATCAGGATTGCGGGCAATCACGAAAGGATCACCCAGCGCGAAGTAATCAGCGCCCCGGGGCTCTCTGAGAACTGCCTGCCGGACCAACTCGCCATGCGCCTCAATAGGCTCGACAAGATCGACCTTGATGGTCTTGGACATGCGTCAGCCCCCCGTGGCGCGGTAACGGTCGGAGGCGTAGGAGGTGCCCGATACCTGGCCCGTCGAGATGTTGACGGAAGGGCGGCCGACGAAGCGGCCGCCCGTCCAGGTGTGGATCGTGACGCGCCCGCCGCTCTCCTGCTCGGCGGTGACATTCACGGCGCAGCGCTTGAGCACGTCCCATGTCTCCCTGTCGCAGGGGTCGGAGAACTCGAACGCCACGGTGTAGAGCTGGGGCTTCTCGACGAAATAGGCCGAGCCGTCATGATGCGCCTCGGCGCTGACCTCGCGGTCCGTGGGGTTGATGGTGACCTCGCCGCGGATGGCGAAGCGCTTGCCGCCGCCCTCCAGCGTGATGCGGCCGCCGAATGAATTGCAGCAATCCGACATGGGATGGCTCTCCGGATCTGGAATGGGAGGGAAGCGGCCGCCTGGTGCGGCCGCCGGCCGTCACTGCTGGTATTGCAGGAAGGTCGTGACGTTGGCGGCGAAGACCCTGAGCTGGTTGACGACATCAACCGGCAGATAGGCATTGACCCGCGTCGCGTTGTTCTGGTCGCGCTCCACCACCAGATACTCGGCGAAGAGATCGGCCTTTTCGAGCACGCCGAGATCGACCAGCTCCTGATAGGCGTGGATCAGCGTCGCGCGGATCTCGCGCGGCGTTGTGATCTCCGCCACCTGGCCCGGGTTCTCGTCGGCGATGGCCTGCCGGCTGTGCCTGTTGGAGACCGCCGAGCGGAAATACCGGACGACGAACATCATCTGGCCGAGCGTCTCGACATCGCGGAAGGTCGCATCCGGCACGCCCACCGCATTGACCTGCTCGGTGGTGACGATGCGGTCGATCTGCACGCGGCCATCGATGGTGACGCGGTAACCGGAGACGCCATCGACATAGAGCGCCTGCCGGTCGGTCAGCGACCACCATTGCGAGCGGTCGACCGGGGGCTTGATGCCGATGAGCTCGAGCGTCTGGAGCGGGCGGGAGACCTCCGGCGCATCCGTGAGGTGCGCGGCCTCCTGCGCGGCGATGGCGGCCGCCCATTCCCACACCGGCGTGGGCGAGGCCTGCGTGCCCATGATCGACACATGCCGGTCATTGCGGGCGTTGCCGGCGGTGACCAGCGCCGAAAGAGTGCCGGAAAGCGCGGTCGTATAATGGCCGTAGAGCTGCTTGATCGGCGACCAGCGGCCCGTGCCGCTGTCCGACAGGAAATCGCGGATCGCGTCGAGCGAGACGGTGTCGGCATAGGGCGCGCCGATCCAGTCGAACTCGTCATCGCCGCAATTCGCGAGCGCCGTGGTGAGGGAGGGCACGCCAGCGCCGCCCGACATCGCCGCGATGGTGACGCGGCCCGCCAGGATGTTCGGCTCATCGGTCTTGAGCCGGAGCTCCAGCCCGTTGCCGACAGTCCCGAGATGGCGCGATGTGACGGTCACCACAGCCGCCGCGGCAGAGGCGGTGACGGGGATGCCGGCGACATTGATGGCGTCGCGGATCTTGGTGGCGATGGCGGTTGCGGTGTCCGCCGGGTTGACCTGCACGGTCAGCCTTGTGCCCAGCACCGAGAGCACGGCGACGCCCATGGCGGCCGGCGCGGTGTCGACCGTGATGGTGCCTGTGGCGGCGGAGCCTGCGGGATCGGCGAGGGGAAGGAACCAGATCGGCTGGAAGGGCGCGTTGCGCCGCGCGGTGCGGTACATGTCGACCAGCATCGAGCCGAGGCCGAACATGGCGATCGCCTCGCGGTCCGACTGGAGCGGGCCGACCGGCACATTGTTGACCGCCGAACCCTGGCCGGTGACGCGCTGTCCGACGAGGAGAAGGCGGGACTGGCCCTCATAGGGTGTGCCGCCCGAATTGATCTCGGCGAACCAGAACGGAACGAGGAGATTGGGAGGAATCTGGTTGAACGCGACAGTCGCCATGGACGGGACCTCCTATCAGGCGCGGCGAGCGGGCCGGGCGGCCGCGTCGCTGGGGGATTCAGGGGGAGAGTTCGATTCGGTCGGGGCCGGCTCCGGCAAGGCGGAGAGCGCGGGCGCGGAAGCGTCGTCTTCCACGGGAGGCGGCTCCGCCTCGACGACGTCTCCGTCGCGCAGGCGGCGCGCCCAGTATTCATCCAGCAGCACCCACTCGCCATCAGGGGGCAGCGGCATCCAGCCGCGATCCGGCTGGCGCACGAGCATAAGCTTGCTATCCGCGTTGGTCGCGGGGCGCACATAGACCGTCTGCATCGGGTGCTCTTTCAGTCTTGGGTGATGTCGATCGAGACGCTGGCATCCGCCGCGCCTTGCGGCGGGCTGTGCGCCTCGAAGTCCATATCGATGCCTTCAAGGCGCGGCAGGACCGGCAGGACCGGCGCGCCACCCTGAAGCGCGAGGCCGATGGCCTGCCCATAGGAGGTGGCGGCGAGGCCGGCCAGGACGCCGCGCAGCGGCTCCGGGAGCCTGTCAGGCCCAATCGGGGCCGTCGCGGGGTTGAGGTCGACGCAATCGAACGGCACCTCGCAGGCGAGGCGCATGGTGCGGATCAGGATGATGGCGCGCTCCTCGGAGGAGCGCTCTGTCTCCATCTCCGCCTTCGTGACCTTGGAACCTGTCAGCTTGCGCCAGAGCGCGGCGGAAGGCCCATAGAACAGCGTCGCCAGTATCTGCCCGGAGAGGGCATCAAGCCTCGCCTCGGCCCTGGCTTCCTCATTCGCCGGCGCGCCGACAATGAAGACGAGCACAAGCCCGATCATGGCCTGAAAGGGCGGGCCGCCGCGCGGATCGCCCGAGATGACGTCAGCGTCGTCGGTGTAGGCGAAGATCGCGGCGTAACTGGCCCCCGCCTCGGCCTCGTCGAGCGGCCTCAGGCGGCTGTCATAGACCAGCCGGCCCGCATCGGTGGGAAATGGCCCGCCGGGCAAGGCGGCGGTCGGACGCAGGGCCTCGACCGTCGCCAGCCTCAGCGCAAGGGCGGCATAGCTCATGGGGCAGCCTCGGCATTGAGATCGAGCGTCCAGCGTGCGCCATTGCCGCCGGCCTTGGGCTCGGCGATGCGGAAGGCCTCGCCGGTGGCCAGCCGGATGACGCGGTCACCCGTGCGGGGCCGCCATAGCAGGCGCGAGGCCTGCACGGTCAGAACCGGGCGCGAGCTGATCACGCCCGGGCTTTCGGCTGCGACGCCCACCCGATGTGCGGGGCCTGAATCCCCCCTTGCGGCCCCGGCATGAAAGACGCCGGGTACAGAGACAAGGACAACCCGTCCCGCATCCGGCGCATCAGGCGCATTGACATCGCCCGTGTCCGCACGAGGCTCGAAGCGGAAATCCTCGCCGCAGACGGCGTCAACCGCCACTTGCGTGAGCGCATCGAGAGTGTCGAAGGGCGAGGGCATGCTTCACTTCTTCTTGTTGGCTTGGAGAAGATCCTGCTGGCGAGACGCCTCAGCTTTCTCAGCCTCTTCCATAGCCACACGCTCGGCGTCCGCCTTGTCGGCCTCGGCCTTGGCTGACTCTTCCCGGGCCAGACGTTCCGCTTCGGCCTTCTCTTCGTTCGCCTGGGCCAGACGTTCGGCGTCCGCTTTCTCGGCCGCGGCCTTGGCGGCAGTCTCGTCGGCCAGACGCTCTGCGTCGGCCTTGGCACGCTCGGCGGAAGCTGATGCATATTCCCGGTCGGACTGCGCCAAGAGGTGATCTTCCTCCTCGTCCTCCGTGCCCTGGCGAATGTCGCCGGCCTGAAGGCGCTGGTGCCAGTAGAACTCGCTCAGATCGACGTACTCGCCACCAGCGGCGAAATAGCGACCCCCTTCTGTCGCAACCCGGAGGTTATCCTCCGGGCGCGCAGGCATGACGAAGGTTTTCATGGAACGCCCTCAGATAGCCTGAAGGCGGATCTGGCCCACCGTGTCGCCGGAAGCAGCGGCTGCGATGGCATGCCCGATCTTCTTATTGCTCGCGACCGTCGTGGTGACGTTGCGGGCGGCATTGTCCCAATAGACAGCCGCGCCTTCCGTCCATGCCTGGCCAGTGGCCTTCGGGGCTTCGTATTCACCCTCGACGGTCATGTCGAATGGCGTGCTGGCGGCGGCGGTGTAATTCGCGCAGCCGATGAGGTCGCCGATCTGGTAAAAAAGGCCAGACACCACGCCGCCGACGGGAGCCGTCAGGCGCAGGGTGCGGCCTTCGCCGCGAAAATTCTTCATGGCGTTAATTCCTTACGATGCTGGGGGAACCGGCCAGTGTGTAACTCCAGCGCCGCCAGATTGGCCGGCGGCGGCGGCGCTGGAGTGATTCATCAGCCGGCGTTGGTCATGCCGCCGCGCCAGTCGATCGCGCCGAAAGCGAAATCGAAATAGACCTCGAACGCCATTCCGAGGACTCCGGGAGGCTCCTGGGTGCGCGTGTAGAAATCAGACGCACCCTCAAGCGTGCCATAGACGAAGTTCGGCGTGACCGCCGGGTCCGCGAACATCCACCAGCGCGTGGTGGTGCCGAGCTCAGCGTCGGCGACCGGCGTGATCTGCTGGAAATCGCCGGGCACCGCATTGGATGTCTGCGCGGGAACGATAGGGGCGAGCAGCTGCTGGGCAGCCGTCAGGCGCGTCCAGTCGCACAGCAGGATGCTGGGAACATTGCCACTGAGCGCCAAGCCATCGAGCGTGTTCTGCCGCGCCATGAGGGCGCGCCCTTCGCCGATGGTGGTGATCGAGATCACGCCCGCCGTGCCGAGGTTGGTGTTGCCGGCCACGAACATGTTGCGGTTCGGCGTCGCCAGAAGTGGGCCCTGCGCCGAGTTCGACATGAGCGACTGATAGGCAATCTGGTTGCGCAGGCGGGCCACGCGGTCACCTGCGCTGCCCAGAATCCGGCCGAACTCCCCAAGGTCGTCATTGATGAAGACGTTGCGGCCAATCCGGACCTGACGACCATAGGTGAGGGCGGACACGACCTCGCGGCTTTCCGAAACGGTGCCGACCTTGAGCTCGCCCGCCTCACCCACCTGCAGCAGGCCGGGGAAGTCGCCGCCGCGGACCATCGAATGCGGGCGGAAGTCGACGAAGGTGCGCTGCGCAGACCAGCGCTGGAACGTGGTCGGTGCCACGGAATAGCGCGAAAGTGCGGCACGACGGGCCGCATTCTCCAGCAAGGCGGGGAAGTCAGGGGTGGTGTGGAAGGCGCGCTGGATCAACTCCTCGCGCTGCGCCGGCAGGCGCGGCATGCGGACGCCGAGAATTTCGGCGGCGGCATCGGAGAACCGGTGCTCATGGAATCGACGGCCATTCTCGGAAAGTTGCGGACGACCCGGCTGGCCTGCCAGTGCGCGCCAGACAATTGCGTCGGTCAGGCCGTCGAGACGGGTCTGTGTCTCATCCTGCGTGACCTGCACCCGGGGGGCGAGAGGCTGGTTGCCGTTGCGGGAAGCCAAGGCGTCGAACGCGCGGGTGCGGAACTGTTCGACAGTCTCCTGGCCACGGACCGAAGCGTCGATGTCATCGCGGCTCATTCCCGCGCGAAGGCCGATCGACAGGATGTCGGCGGCGCGCGCCGTGGCCTGCGCAACCAGATCGGGCGCGGTCGGCGCCGGAGCCGCGATGCGCGACTCCTCGGCGGAAATTTGGCTGCGGATGCCCTCCGCCTCATCAAGAAGCGCTTTGTGCTCGGCCTCGATCGACCTTACCTTATCTGCATCGAGACCGTCCACGACCTCGGCGATCTTGGCTGCGGCCGCGGAAGTGGCCTCCGTCAGCTGGGCGCGGAGCGCGAGAAGCGCGGGCGAGGCCTGAATGACCATATCGCCCCAGGAATGGCCGACAAGGGCGGCGCGCGGCATCGCCGGAGCCGCGAAGGCGAGATCAGACAGGGACAGCAAAGCGACCCCGACCGCAAGGATGGCGCCAAGCGCGCCGAAGACGAAGTGACGAGCTTTCATGGCTCACTCCTATGTTGCGGGACCGGGACTTCAGGAGACGCCGCTCCTGCGGTCCCGGTGGACGCAGGCGGCAAAAGCGGGATCAGCCAGCGAGGTGGCGCGCGCGCATCCGCATGCGGGCGAGTGCGGCGCTTGCACCATCCTGACGACGGATCAGCACAGGGAAGGCGTCGCGCTTCTGCTCGGATCTGGTCTGGGCGCCGACATCAGCGGGCACAGTGACGAAAGACAGCTCGAAGGGAGCCCACCGCGTCACCTTCATCTTTCCGACCTCGCCGCGCTTGACGGGATCGGTCCACTCGACCTCCTGCAGGCGATAGCCAGCAGACAGATTGCAAATGATCTTGTTGAAGACCATGCCCCACATACGGTCAGCCGCCTCATCGACGCCGGCGGGAGGAAATCTCAATGTCGCGAGGCCCTCGCCTTTTGCTATCCACGCGTTATCCACCACAGCGACCTGACTGCGGGTCGAATAGAGGGCATGACTGTCCACGACCGGGGCGCCGGCATTGAGCCGGGTCAGATCGACCGCCTCACGCGTGACAAGCAGCTCCTCGTCATAGGGCGCATAGCCGACGTTCTCGCGCCAAAGCATGCGCCGGACGATGGCGCCGGTGGTCCACGTCACATCGATGGAACGCTTGGCCTCGTCGACGGAGGTGACCGGCGCCACGCGGACCTGCGCCTCCATCTGGATCGTCTCAAGGCTCATTGGCCTTCTCCTGTCCGGGTTTTCCCTGCGCCGAGCCGGTTTGGGTCGTGCGGCGCGGATCGATATCGAGAACAAGGCCCTTCCGGTCGATTTCAGCCAGAAATTTGCCGGTGTTGTCGACGACCTCGCGCCAATCGCGGCCCCAAGCGCCGATGAATTCCTGAGGGCTCATCCTGCCCGCGCGCACGGCTAGAATGTCGGCCTCCAGATCCTTTTTCGGATCGATAGGCTCGCGCGCCGGCATGACGTAATCGAAGGCGTAGCCTTCGCGCCGATCAGCCAGCAGCCCGCCCATCATGGCGCGATCAAGCCAACGGTCGACCACGCGGTCGAGCAACATGGGCGCAAGGCAAAGCCATTGAAACTGCTCGACGAAACGGAAGAATTCGATTTTTCCGGCCCGCAGGCTGGAGTAATTCGCCTGGCGCAGGTCTCCCGTGACCTGGTCGTAGGTGAGATTCACTCCGGCGGCGAAGCGCATCAGGTTGGCGAGCAAAATCGGTTCAACCGACAGGCCGCCGGTGGGCGCGATCGATGTGATTTTTTCGCCAGGCCGGGTGTAGACCACCATGCCCGGATGCAGATCTTCGATCCGCTTGCCGTCTGCCGTGCTTTCCGATCCATCAGCGGCGGCCAGACCCATTTTTCCGACATCGGGGGTCTCGATGCCCAGACCGTAGCACGCCTCCATGCGAGCCTTGACGGTCAACGCCTCGATGAGATCAGCGAAGTCGCGCGATGTGAGCAGAACCGGTGCGAAAACCGTCACTCCGCGCAGCTGCCCGGGCCGTAACTGGCGAAACAGGTGACAGACGTCAGCCGCCGCCAAACGCTGGGTGCGGGCCCCTTTCGCGGTCAGACGCTCACCATCCTGATCGGCGAGCACATGGAACCCTTTTCGCCGGTTCCATTCGTCGATTTCGACGCCCAGCTTCACCCGAGGTTGCGATCCGGCGATCGAACCGGTGTCCATGCTGGCGTCGATCTGTTCGCCTTCCAGAAGCTGAAGACGCAAGCCCGGCAGTCCTTGGGCGCGTCCGGTCATTTCGGACGACGGCACGTCGATAAGCCGCGCCAGAACGTCTCCACCCTCGAACATGGCCGCCACGGCCAGCCTCTGGAGGCCTGCGAAGCTCAGCACGCCTTCCATATCGGCGAGCTTGCACCACCTGTTCCAGAGATCCTTCACCTGACGGTCGCGGCGATCAGATCCTGTGTTCCACGCGACATGGACGCCAGTGCCGACGATGTGGCTCGACAGCACCTCGATCGTGCGGGCCGCTTCCGGTGTGTTGCGCACCAGATCATGCGCACGCGCAGACAGTCGCGCGATCTGGGTCGACAGGCTGGCGTTTGCAGATCCGCCGCGCTGTGCCAGCGTGTTGGTCCGGAAGCTTTGCTTGGCCCCATCATAGGCACGCAAAGCGTGGAATGCGGCGGCGCGCTTCATCGCAGCCTGCGGCGCGACCAAGGCGAGGGCTTTGAGCCAGCGTGACATGGTCAGAACCGGTTATGACGTGCGACGGAGGATCGGGCGGGCACCTGTGCTGGCGACAGCTCCGTCTCCATCAACAGAAGCGTGCGCTCCATTTCGGCCTGATCGCGGTAAGTGACCTCACGCACCTCGCCATTCGACTCGTAGCGCACCTTGCGAGCCCCGGTCGCGATGGCGCGCTTGAGCGCGTCGATGTCAGTATGGGTGTAGGGCACAGGGTCAATCCGATCGTAGCCATCGGCCCCTGATCGAAAGGCGGGGCCAGAACTGGAGTTGCTAACGTCTGAGCCACCCACCTTGCGGGCGACCGATCCAGCCGGACGAACGGGCTGGCGGGCGCGAGACCTCGTCGGAACCGGATGGGCTGGCCTGCGGCGCCTGCTCCGGCACGGTCAGGTCGGGCCGCGCGAACAGATCAGGCGTGGCCGGCTTTAGCGGGCGATGCGCCGCCGCAACCAGCTCGGCCCAGCGTGCGGCCGAGATCTGGCCCGCGCCCTCCTGCCAGGCGAGCGCCTTGCAGCCGACCGCGATGTCCAGCGCCTCGTTCGGACGTCCCGGCAGCTTGCGCCACTCGCGGTGGTCGCCCGGCCGCTCGAGCAGCGCGCGCTTGGCCTTGCCTTTGGCCTCCGCCTGCGGGTCGATCAGGACCTCGGCGGTGAGCTGCCTGGCGTAATCGTCGCCGATCCAGTTCGGCAGATGCAGCGTCCCGTCCGGAAACGAACCGTCTTCGCGTCGCCCTGCGACGAGGCTTTTCAGTCCCCTGTAGATCGCCGTCTTCAAGTCGAACTGGCCGATGAGGCCGAGCGGAATCATGCGCCCGCTGACGGGCCGCCCGAAAGCGTCCCGCAACTGCGCCTTGGTGAGGCGGAGCGGCGGGGCCTTGGAGCGGTTGTCACCCTTGGTGGCCGTGAGCCAGCCGCGCCCGCAAACCTTGTCGTAGAGCAGCTGCGTCTCGTTTCCGGTGTCGATGCCCCATGCGATCGGCCCGAGCTCGATGCCGGCCTCTGTCGGGTAGCTGCGGGCCCCCAACTGGTCGATGATGGCGAAATCGGCGTCGAGATCACCCGTGCGCGGGATGATCCCCGCATCCACCAGCCAACCCTGAAAGCCGGGTCCCCAGCCCCAGACGCCCCACTCGAAGCGGTCGCCCTGGACGTCGATGAAGCCGGTCAGCGCGGCGGCCGGATAAGGCACCGTGCCCTTGCCCCAGGCGACGCGCGCGGCGCAGAGCCGCTCGTGATCGGGTGCGTCACTGGTCGGATCATAGGGTTCGCCCAGATCCTGCTGGCAGAACGTCTTCTCCTTCAGTGGGTCGCCCTTGGCGGCGCGGCCCCGCGCCAGAATGTCGCTCCAGCTCTCCATCGGCGAATAGGCCGACCAGAGCGCATAGGAAGGTTGCCAGTCGCGGCAACGACCCTCGCAGGGGTCGCAGGCCCATTTGGCCAGGTCAGCCGCCGGGAAATGCTCCGGCACAGGCGCAAGCACTGCGCCGGGCACTTCCTGCCCCGGATCATTGGAGCGGGTGGGAATCCAGACGCCGTCGGCGAGCATCCGCTCGCGCTCGACCTGATCGATGAGCGCGCCGCAGGCGACGCAGGCGAAAGTGGCGCGATGGCGCGAGATATCGGACGGGGCCTGCATATTCTCCCAGCGCAAGGTCTGGCGCTCCGCACAATGCGGGCATTCGACATAGAAGCGGCGGCGGTCGCCATCCTCATACATCTGGCTGATGCGGCAGGAGCCGGCGAGGCCGGGGGTTGAGGAGGCGAACTCCTTGGCGAGGTCGCCATAGGATTTCTGCCTCGCCCGCGCCTGGTCGATAGGCGAACCGCGACCATCGGTGTCGAGTGGATATTCCGACACCTCATCCATGACGAGATAGCGGATGGACACCATCTGCAGCCCTTTGGAGCTGCTGGCGGTGACGATCTGGGCGAAGCCACCCGAGAACCGCTTGAACGAGGTGGTGGAGGCCGCCTCGTCCCGGCTGTTCTCGGGACGCACGCGGTGCCTGATCTGCGGGCTCGCATCCACCGTGGGCTGCAATTTCACCCTGTTGAACTTGATGGCCTCGTCAAGCGATGGCAGCACCATCAGCATGGTGCCGGGCGCCCGGTCGACGACATAGCCGAACCAGTTGACCGGGATCTCCGATTTGCCGGTCTGCGCGCTGAATTTCAGCGTCACACGCCGGGCGGGATGATCCGGATGCAGGCAGTCCATCGGCTCGCGCAGGTACGGCGTACGTGCGGTGCTCCACGGCCCCGGATAACGCGAGCCCGATTCAGCCGAAACCTTGCGATAGCGGTCCGCCCATTCGGAGACCGTCAACTCCTGCTCGGGTTTCGCATGCAGCGCCAGCGATTCAGCCAGGATGCGCCGTCCGTTCGCGAGGCCCGGCAGAAGCTCATGAAGCTCCGCCGATGTCATGGGCTGTCCTCAGCTTGGCGGCGGCTCCCTTGCAGTCAGCGCGACTTCGGACATCGCACGCGCGAATTCCTCGAAGCCGGCGCGGATCATGTTCTTCAGCAGCGGGCGCACGAGGCGGGCCTCGCCGCCAAACCGCGCCGCGATCTGCTCGGAGGCCGTGTTCACGGCCATTTCAAAGGCGGCCCGCATCTGCGTAACCGCTTCGCGGGCCGCCTCTTGGACCTCCGCTGTGGGCGTGAGGAGGCCTTTCGCTTCGGCGAGTTGCATCTCCTTAATCTCGGCTTCGGCGGCGACCTTGCGGGCCGCGCCTTCCGCCTGCGTCGAGGAGCGTGGGCGGACACCCGGCCGCGTCAGGGCCTTAGGCGTCACATCCGCCAGCCGGATATTCTCGGCCCGGTGTCGGGCCAGAAGCTCGAAGTCGAGAAACAGGTCGCGGCCTTCGCGTTCCACCGGCAGGGCTTCGGCATGCTGCTTGAGGTAGCGCGACAAGGCCGACTTCGAAACGGCGTCGCCGCGCGCGGCGAGCATCTCGACCGCCGCCTTCAGCGTCACCCGTTCGGCCATCGTTGCACCACCGTTGCGCCGGGGCGAAATCGTTGCACCCGATTTCGGATCGGCCACTAGCGAAAACCCGGGCACTTTTAGAGGCGCAGGGGGGTGGGGGGCCGGGAAGGACCCGCGCGACCTGCCGCGACCTCAGGCCCGCCCGCGTGGGGCGACGCCGGCGAGAATGGCGTAAAGCTCTTTGCCTACATCGCCCGGCAGGTGCTGTGCGGCGGTGGAGTAGAACGCCTGCGCGCTCGCACCCGAGACCATTTCCTTGGGAATGAAGATGCCTGACCGCACCTTCTCGATCTTTCCGCCCCAGCGACCACCTTCGAGGTTGCGATAAACATGGCCGTCACGGCGCTTGACCGCATAACGGTTAGGCTTGCGGCCCGACTTGATGAACGCTCCGGGGAATATCTGGCGCTGGCCGCCCGGGGCCGCGCTCACGCCGCCCCTGACCTCACGCGCCCCTAAATACTTGAGCGATATGTCACCGCCCCGTGATTTCAGCACATAGGACAGGTCGCGGTAGTTGGCCCGCCTTGTCTTCACCGCGCGGTTGATGACGCCGGGCTTGAGTCCTGTCTGCTGGACGAGCGCGCGCTTGACCTGCGTGCGGACCTTGTCGCCCGTGCGATTGAGGCCGCGCCCGATGGCGTGAGGGGCCTGGTCGCCGGCGGCCATGAAGGCGTTGGCGAGACGGTCGAACGCGCCCGCATCAATCGTCAGCGTGATCATCTTGGCCGGCCCGACGTCAGCCGAAGCCGCGCGGTCATCTGCGCCAGACGCCGAGCGGCGGATGCTGCATCCTCTGTCATGGTGCGTGTCACATAGGCCGCCCCCTGTCTTGCAGTGGCCAGATCGCCCCTCGCCAATGCGGAGGCCGACTTGCCGATGACGGCACGGCGTTCGGCGCAGCGGCACATGGGGTGATCTCCAACGAAAAACGCCCCGGCGGTGAGCCGAGGCGTTTCCAGACCTGATTTAGCGTGTTGAGGCTATGCGTCAACGGGCTTTCCCGTCAACTATTATTTTTTAGGCAATCAAATCAAAGGGTTGGCATTGCCTGAATTCTGGCGTCCAAGGCCGGGCAGAACGATCCTCGCCGGTTTTTCCCATGGCGACTCGGGCGCGAGCGGCCCCGTGGCCTCATGTTTGGCGAGCGCGCCGGCGAGATCCCCCGCCAGCCTCGCCAGGCACAGACGCCAAGCGGCATAGACCGCCCTTGCGTGGATGACTTCCTCGAGCGCGTCGTCATCCTTCCGCTTCCTCGCCCGCCCGCGACGATCCATCGGCAGATGGTCGAGCGCCATCCTGCCCGCTTTCGTCGCCCAACCCTCGCACCAGTCGGGTCGCGAGCCCGCCTTGGCGTGGATGATCAGCAGCGCCACGGCTCCCACCTGCTCCAGCCTGACGCCGAAGGCCGCGACCCTTCCATTCGGGCAGACCGGACGCAGCAGCCAGTCTCCCGCGACCTTCTCGATGATGCGCCCGGCGCCATCCGCCGCGGCGCGGTCCCAGAGCGTCACCTCGCCGCCTCGCCGCCACTCGAACCAGATCTCCGGCAGCGAGAGCACCGCGTCATGGATGATCGCCGCGTCATCCGGCACGCGGATCCCGGCGGGCCGCGCCGCGAAGCTCGAATTGTCGATCTTGGTGCCGAGGCTGGCATATTGGCCAAGACCGCCGGCCGGCGAAACCGCCGGGCCTCTGGGCGTCATCATCGCCATGGACCGATCGACACATTGCGTCCTGTAGGCCCATTCCAGCAGCTGCTCGATATCAAGACTTTCCTTCATGGCGGTCATTCCTTCTTCGAAAAGACGTTTAGGCGGGGATGTCGGGGATCGAGTCGGTGATCGGTCGATGATCGAGGCGGGGATCAAGCTGTTGAATTCACGCGCATTCGCGGCGAAAAGGCGGGGGTGGCGGGGATCGTTCGCGCGCCATCAGGGCAAATTTCGTCTTCGCGGTTTCAATTCCCCCAAACCCCGCGCGCAGGCCTGTGCGGGCAAATGATCCCCGCCACCCCCGCCTTTTTGCGATAAACCATTGAAATCGCTTGCCAAAAACCGGGCGGGGATGCTTGCGGATCGCCGCCTGTATCCCCGCCATCCCCGCCAGAACGGGGCGTGAACGCGGGCGATCAACCATCATCGGGCGGCGATCAGCGTCCATCTTTCTGCGTCCTGTAGGGGTTGCGGGGCCCGTCCTCGGGCGGGGCGGGCACGGAATGCAGCTCGATGTCGAGATAGTAGTTGCGCCCCTGAATCTCGGTCTTGTCGAAGCGCTCCGAGGCGATGTCGCCCATCTTCTTCTGGCTGCGCGGCGAGCGGGCGTTGGCGTGGCTCCAGTTCTGGTAGGCCTCGTAGAGCTCGCTCGCGCCGACGCGCCGCCCGATGGCGGGGCGGATGCACATGCGCAGGAACTCGCCCACCGGGTCATTGGCTTCGGCATAGGCCTGCGTCGCCGCCCTCACGCTCTCGGCGATGAAGAGCCGCTCGCCATTGTCGAGCCAGTCGAGCACGCCCTCGGCGAGCCAGGCGAGGATGCCCGGCCCCTCCTCGCGCACGAACTCGGTGACAATCTCCTCGAATTCGCGCCGCCGCTCCTCCGGGATCGTCTGGTCCCAGTGGACGAGCAGGAGGCGGCGCACAGTGCCATAGTCCGATCCGTCGAGGCTGGGCTTCTTGTTGCCCGACATATGGGCCTTGGCAGTGTTCTGGAACTCGATATAGCCCTTGAACAGGGCCCGCGCCGTGATGCCCTCGCCGCCCGTCAGGCGCTTGACGAGATCATCCTGCAAAGGCGCGTCGCCCTTGACCTCGAGGATGCGCACGAAGCGCTTGAACAGGAGGCGGATGATGTCGGGCGAGGCCGAGCCTGCCCCCCTGTCGCCCTGCCCGATGATCGATTCGCGCGGCAGGCCGACGCCGAGCTGGTCGCCGATGACGCGGAACAGCACCTCAAGGAACACCGATTTGCCGTTCGCGCCATGGCCGTAATGGAACATCAGATATTGCAGCGGCACCCCGGTGAGGCCGAGCCCCGCGAACATTTGCACGGTGCGCCGCTTTTCGGCGTCGGGCAGCATCTCGGCGATGAAGCCGCGCCATTTCGGCGCGGGCGCGAGAATGCCCTCCCATGGCGTCGGGATGAAGGCGGTGAGCCTGTCGGCCCGCTCATGGCCCGGCGTCGCCAGAGCCATGGAGCGGAAGCGCGGCTCCTGCGGGTCGCTCTCCTCATCCTCGATGCGGGCGAAGCGCAGCGTCGCGTTCGGGCAGGCGAGGCGCATCCGGTCGGCATTGAAGGCGGTGTGGGGCTGGCGGGCGCGGGCGTCGGCGAAGGCGAACATCGATTCCACCCGGCCGGCATTCTTGGAGGTGACGGCATGGTTGAGCCGGCGCGCCACGCGCTTTCCCAGCGCCTCGCGGGCCTTCAGAGCGCGCTTGAGCAGAGCCCGTTCCGCTTTAGGGATGTCTTCCGGAGCAAAGCCTTCCAGCCCCTCAGCCGCCTTGATATCGCGCACCTCTTGCGGCGTGTGGCCGAGAAACCCGGCCTCAAGCGCAATGCGCCCGCCCAGCCGGCTGGCCAGGGTCTGCGCCAGCGCAGGCCCGTTCGGAACGTCCCAATGCGTGCCGGTCCAGACCACGCGGTCGCCGCCGGAGACACCCGCCGCCGCGATGACGCAGTAATCGCCGCCGAAATGCCGCAGGAAGCGCTCGGCATTGTCGGTGTCGGAGGCATCGAGCGCGGCGCAGGACGCCACCACATCCATGTCGACGCCGTCCAACCCCATATCGGAAGGCCGGTCGCCATCATCCTCGATGAGGCCGCCTCCTAGATCCGGTTGCCCAAGATCGGGCTGCACAGGATCTGGCGGTCCCGTGTCGGTGTGCATGGCCGGGGGCGCGTCGGCGCCGAGCGCCTCGTCGACCATGGCGGCGATCCGCGCATGCGGGCCTTGCGCTTCCGGGGCTGCGGGGATCACATCAGAGGTCAT